CATCATTATTTAATGAAATTAGAATAAAATTAGTATTATCATCTTGCTTTTTAAGTATTTCAGCAAACAACACCCCTTCCGAGTCGTTAAACGTCGCAGAAGTCCCAGCATTGGTGCAGACATCTGCTGAACGAGTGGTGGATGCTGATGTGGTTGGGATGTAGGATGTAGGGTAGTCGCCTTGTTCTCCTTGTGAAAAAGCTATTAAACAATTAGTTGCATCATTTGATGAAACAATTATTCTTGCACCATTATTATCAGTTATTAAAGTTAAAGGATTTAGTTTTACTCTTTGCCACTCTGAAGTCAATGTAATGCTATTGTCAAAACCTATATAAGCACCACCACTTGACCTCTTTACACGAATATTAATTTGCTTACCAATATTAGAACCTTCACCTTTTACATACACACTAAATAAATGCGTATTTCCAGAGCTTGACGAAATTGTTTGACCTAAACCCAAATCTAAATCGCTTTGAGTTATAAAATTAACTCTACTTGCGTTTGAAGTTCCATCTGGACTTATTGCAACGTTTGGCTCTATGCCATTAGTTCCAATAGATGTATTAATACCGCCTGAATTTTTCCCCCAAGCTACATTGTCAAAAGAATTACTATAAATTAATTCATTCGTCCTCTGAGGTTCAAGTAATAAACTCGCACAACTTCCATCGCTATAATCCAAGCGAGGAACATCGTTTTCAAATACTTCTTTGACTGATACGTTGTCTATTGAGCCAACAAAATTTCCCCAAGCAAAAATAGAAATAGTAGAGCCACTTGAATGAGGTGCACTATATTTTATATTTCCACTATACACTCCATTTCCACTAAAATAGAACTCATCAACGGTTTCTCCTATTGCGAATCTAACTATTCCAGAAGTGTATGAGGATATAGTAAATTGATATCTGTAAGTAGCTCCAACGCTTAAAGTAGGTGATTGCTGCAAACCTGCGTAATTATTTGTAATTAAATTACCAACTGCAAACCCTCCATTAATTGTCCATCCAATTCCTTTACTCCAATCACTATCTGTGGCAAAATCTCCATTAACAACTTCCTCACTACCTAAAATTTGAGCCGTCTCTATCAACCCCTCACTATTCACACGCGTTGCACTTGATGAACGTGCAAAGGTGAAATCGCCAGTTCCGTTAGTAGGCTCTATTGAGTATAGCTTTGTAGATTTATACCCACTTGGTATCTGTATTAAACTTGCTTTATCTATTAAACTCATATTAATTTATTTAGGTCTCTAATTACACAATTTCTATTTTCTACGACTCCTCCGTCAGCTTCTACCCTTGCTTTATAGTCATCGAATATCAGTTGCCCCTCAGATATTCTCTTGGCTTTACTTGGGTAGTGATATCCGTAACTATACATATTACCCGAATATTGCTAATACGCTTCCAGACGATACGTTAACTCTCTTCATCATTCCGCCATTTTTAGCAGAAATAATCATACCAGTAGATAGCGTTACGCCACCTAAAGCACTTTCGGTTAATACGTTGTTATCGCTTTGGTCTGTTAGATTTGCGAAGGTAGCATCCGCATTTACTACGAGATAAGCTACTTTGTCTGAGGCAGTAAAGGTAACATCTCCAGTTACTACTTTCTGTCCGTTTCTTGATAAGGTTAATTCAGTTGTTGTCATTTCTTTATTTAAGTTGGTATTTTACATCTTGCGTAGCCATAAGCCGAGCTTAACGACATACTAATCGCAGCTCCAGAATATAGACTATCGAATCTTTCGGTAAATGGTTGTATGCTCCAGTTCTTATTCAGTACTAAAGCTAAATCTTTGTCGGCATAAGTTGCCTTGTTATAATTCTCAAATATGCTCATAATATCCAGAGCGATTAAGCAGCACTCATTTTGTACGCTTACCTCGTTTGACTCTGTGTTTATCTCTGTAACATTATCGCATAAAAATATATCTAAAGAGTAATCTATTCCGTTAAACCCATTAGGAGTGATATTGACAATATCGTATATAAGGTAGCTTCCAGTAACATCTTTTGTTAAATCTACGTCCCAAATATTACCTTTTAGGATTGTGTTTATCTGTGGATGTTCTGACTTTATGCCCTCCATTATTGTCCTTATGTTCTTTATGGTTAAACTTTTCGACATATTTCTCTAATTTCTCTTCCTTTCTTATAATATAAATTGACTTCGCCATTTAGTGTCGTGTTCTGGGTGTACCACATCTAGTCCATCTGGTGGGGTTTTATAGAGTGGGTAATCATTCTCATTCTCTTTCAAATATAACTGCAATTTTCTACGATAAAAATCTGCGTTATCCTTATATATGTTTTTAGCCACTACAAGCTCACCCTCGCTTAGTGGTGTAAAGTTATCCCCAGACTTTGTACCAGCACCTTTATTTCTCAATTTATAAGTACCGATACGAGTATATTTATGGCAAACCTCCCACTTCAAAGCATCTCGCATATACTCTTTAATAAGCGTCTCATTTAAAGCAGATACATTACCATTTTTTATTTGTGTTTGTATCTCATCAAATAAAGCACTACCCACAATAGGGCGAATAAAGGTATTTTGAATGCTATCAATTAACGGCTTTAAGTAGCCATCGTCTACATTGTAATGTAGTACCGTATTTTCTTTTATAAATGCTGGGCTTACAATTAATATCATTTCTTTCTAACTAAAACTTGTTTCCATATATGTCTGCAATAAGGTATAGAAGTTGTTGTGTCTGGCTTTCTATACCATCCTCCTCTAGATAGCCATACGTTTGTAATATCTTCATCTATATCGCTTTCTGCCATTTCGTTTCTCATTCCCTCTATTGCTTCTTTAGTATACAATAAATCTAAATCTAATAAATCCTGGCAAAACTCTCTAGTCTTTCCTATTGTTACACCAGTCTCTGGGTCTTTTTTTAATTCTGGCGCATTCTCCCTAAGCTCATACTTATACTTTACCTCTATTTGTGGTAAATCAATATTTTTTCCTATTCTTCCACCTAATTCAGTAAGCACTATTTCTGATTTATCTACTTTAACTATATCAGCAGAAGTCAAAATATTTATACTATCTATTAACTGTTTAAAAGTAAGTTTTAACGCTTGAGCCAAACTAACTCCAGAAATCAAAGGGTTATCTTGAATCATTTTAATAACCTTTTGTAATAATCCTTGTTCTTTGGTAGCAAACTCCATAGGGCTGCCATCGTCATCAAAGTAAATATCAAATTTATCTATTATGTCATAATCCTTAGCTGGTACACCTATATCTTTAAAAAGGTAGCTTAAATTTTTGTCATTAGAGAATTGACAACAAGCAGACATCTTTTTCTTTTTATCTATCTGTTCTAATTTTTTTGTAGCCCAGTTAATCATAGATGTTCCACCCCAAGCATCCCACATTAATCCACCGCATCCCTCAGAGTATGGTACATCTTTATGCTGTTGATGTCTTTTAAATGCTGCAATTCTTGCAATCGTATCTCTCGAAAGTTTTTCTTTTTTAGCGATTTGGTTGGCTCTTTTTTTGCCAGTTGCCTCGCCGCAAGACCCCCAGCCATTCTCTTTCACCCATTTTAAAGCCCTTTTAGCGTTGTTTACGGCACTTTCTGGATAGTCGTTATATGATTCAAACTCCTCTAAGTTTTTATCGCTTATATCGGAATGTTTAGAGCAAGGCATATACCAAGTTTTTCCATCTATATCGTGTTCGTGATATCCCTCACATCCTATTTGTTTAGCTACTTTTTCAGCTTCCTCTATTGAGTCAAATAATGGCTTATTATCTTTTATGATTTTAGCCATATCCTCTTTTATTTTAACGCAATTAGGTACGAGTTTCCCATCTTTCACTTTCATACCTATCATTTCGTATCCATCCCAGCAAGGGTCGTCATCATCAAAATTATCGCAATTACAATCCTGATTCATCTCTACTGGCTCTTCAATAGCTTCCTTAAGCTCTAATCCAGTTTGGTCTGTAATAAGCTCTCTAATCTCTTCTCTATCAAGGTTAGCTAATATAATATCACTAGTTAAGTCTATAACGTCAATAGGTTTAAGAGGTATAATCTCAATATCTGTTCTCTGTATCTCGTAAAAAGCTAATTTCTTTATAGTTCTAAGCAGCGTATTTTGTCTTTCAGCTATATAAGTATTAGTAAATATCTCATATGCTAAATCAAGCTCATTTCTTGCTCCTAATTGCCCCTCTTCTTTTACTCCAAACAATATAGGGTTAGTAACTCTATGCCCAATAAATATAGATTCCTTTACTCTTTTAGACATCTCTACATATCTTTCGTGTAAGTCATTACCATTAAGGCTCGTAATCTCACTACTATTGTCTTTAGCTGGGCTAAATAAGTGTACTATTTTAGTTCCAGTAGCCTTGCCAAACTTTTCTTGGAATGCCTTTTCAAAAGTTTCTGCCTCTTCTTTGGTTTCTGGTACTCCGTTATTGTGCTGTATTAATGTACCGCCTACAAAGCCGTTCTCTACCTCATTTAACCAGTAATCACCTATCTGTACGTCAGTCTTAATCTCAGCAAGTGAGCCGACATAAACTGGCAAAGGATAGTATTTAAGGTTAGGTCTATAATCTACGTGATAAATAACACCTCTTTTTTGTTCTAAATCTCTAGGGTTATATCTTTCTAAATATTGAATATGAGGTTTTGAGTTTTTTAAACCCTTGTCAGTAATCCAATCATCTGCATACTGAATAGAGCCGTCTAAACCTACTCTAATATTTGCAAAGTCTATATGGTGGTATTGATTACCTACCTTAGTTCTAATTACTTCAATAGCGTAGCCGTTGAATATCTCATAATCAAGCGATAAGCTCTTCATTAAAGAAGTCCAGTCTTGGTCTATATTAGCTTGGCTTAACCATTTTTTAGTTTCTATATCTTCTCCCTCTAATCCATTCCCAACAGTATAGCCTACTTTACCGTTAATAATAGCGTTATGAGTGCTACTATCGTTGTACAAGTCTATTAGCTCATAAGGGTACATATTATCTACCCCAAACCATACTATATTTTTATTCTTTTTCTCTAAGAATTTAGGCACTTCTTGCGAAGCAAATTCCGTTATAATTGGAAACTTATTCATAAATGTATGTATTCTGTTCGTCTGTGTACGAATATACTGTTTCTTTTGGTTGTTTTAACCTTAATATTCCTCTATGTATCTCAATC